CTATTTATCCACGGTAAACGAAAAAAACCTAATTTAACAGACATAAAACATATACAGACAATAATTAATAATCTTTCGAAAGAACTATTACTTAAACCCTGTCAGATACAAGCTTGTTTATGGTGCTATGTTAAAACAGAATTAAACAATACGAAATTTAAAGATTCACATGATTATAGTTTTTATTTGAGTAAGAATCATATACATAATAGTTTAAGAAAAATAAAAAAAATGGAGGTATAAGAAAATGAAAAAACAAAAATGTGTATTCTGGGGGAATGACGGATTTTTTATCATGGAGTTAACTGAAAATAAATTACGTGATGAATTAAATATAGTAAATGAATATGGTACAGTATTACTCGGAACATATGAAGAATTAAAAGAGAATATGATACAATTCTTAAAAAAAAATAAAGTTAAAATTATTTGGAATAATGGCATATATTCCGAGGTAAAAGAGTAATAGTATATAAAGGAATGACATAATGACACCAAGAGTATATAAGGAGATATGAGAACATGACCAATAAAAAAACGACCACAACAACAAATAAAATAATTATAACACAGGGTATAACGGGTAAACAATATGAAATAATACCTCTAATGTGTGGTATATTAGTGTTTAATATTACTGATAATAAACACCTTGGTATGTTGATCACAACGGATTTAACTATGAGTATTGAATACTTAAAAACAAATAGTCTTATACCAATACCAAAGGGGGTTTAAAATATGAATACCGAGTTAGATAAATTACTCTGTCTAATAGACGGGAAAATAACGGCTTACCGGATGCTATCCCTCGAGACTCTAGGACACGATAACCCCGACCTAATCACCATACAGGAGGCTATACAGTACCTCTGGAGTAAGAATAAGAACGGGGAGGTTTAAAACATGGATAATATAGAACTACATATAAATAAGAAATGGTTTATTACCTTCTTTCCGAAGTATAAGAATAAGCAATATAGACAATTAAATAAAAATTTAAATGCATTAACATTAAAGTATACAAAAAAGGATGCTCAAGAAAGATTTAAATATATAACTCCCCAATGTTACGGTTTTACAATAGATAAAACAAGCCATATATTCCTATTTAAATATAATTTAATAAACCCTAGATATAAATTAACGCCATTAAAACAAATAATAGAAACCATTTCACATGAGACAATACATATTGTATTATCCTTTGACCAAGGTAATTATACCTCCATGTGTTGGGATAACATCGCAAATAATTTAAATGATTACTTATCATAATTGAGTAACAACTCATTTTTAAGTTAATAAATACATGTACAATAATATACTATAATGTACAGTTCTGTACTATAATGTATAGTTCTCTGCATGGTCTCAGAGAGTAATGTAAATTTTTATCTACTCATTTTTAAGTATCTACTCATATATAAGTATTAATATATATCTTTAATTATATAACTCATACTATAAAAATATTAAAATAAAAGTGCTAGTCGGGGTTTTTATCCTGGAATTTAAATAATAATATTAATATATTAATCACGAAATAAAAATATCGGGCATGATTTATATCTGTTGATTAATATAAATTTATTAATATAAATCTATTAATATATACCCCATATTATAAAACCCGCAAAATAAAAATGAGCGATTGGGTAGTGGTTTGTACACCTGGGTAAAATACTGGTGCTAATGCCCCGATCGGGAATTATCCGGTAAAATTGATTTTTCAATTTAAAGTGGTTTTTCTCCTGTTATATATAGTTTTCGTCTATATTGACCGGATCGGTAATTAATTTTACTTTTGACATCATTTCTACGGTATATGGGTTAATCACCAGCATATCGCAGAATATGTAACAAAATGAATTAGTATATAAAGGTTTGTTTAGATTGACCCCAAAAAATTAACGAGACTTAACCCTCCCGTCAACCATAGTAACCATAGTAACCATAGTATTTCTTAATTTAAGTCACCAGAACGGTTTAGTATATAAAGACAGTATAACAGTATATAAAGGGGGTAGCTGTATAGCATATTAGATAGGAATATACTATGGTTACTATGGCAGATATAGTACATTTCCCTCCTGGCTGCCAGGGTAAAAATGGTATACAATTATACCCTGCACAGTATAACACCACCATTAACACCACTAAATAACCTCGGAGACCATTCGGAGACCAATAGTAGCACCATTAATTATTATTTTCTGTATTTTATATCACTTACTATGTATTATACAATAATAATCATATATTCTATGATATATTCGAAAGTTCTCCGAGAAACCTGTGGATAGGCGAAAACCATATAAAGGATGGGTTATATAGTACATTATAGGTGGGATCACACGCCGGAGTGTGGGTGAGTGTGACATAACCCTACGTGGTTTTGATCGCCCGACAACTCTCCGGCCCACCTAATACATTAGATATTTAATCTTTGGGGAATGATCATGAAAGATAAAAATAAAAAATGCAATGAGGATTGTTATTTATTTCGTCATAGTAAATGTGAAACAAAACATGGTGATAAAATGGTAAGAGAAACGGCAAATTGTGTTAGATGTGGAAATCCGGCAAAGTTATGGTCCGGTCATGTTGACTATTGGATTGCTATGTCTGTGAAAGCAATTAAAGGAAAAAAAATAACCGTGAAAGTTGTGCGTAAGTCGGTGACGGCAGGGTGGTGTTCTGATCGGTGTTTTAATGATCGGGGATTTTGTGGAACATATCAACCCTGGATGGGTAATTTGAAGGGAAAACAACCATCATCATGTAAAGTCATAACATCTCCGAAACGAAACAATATGATTCATATCACATGGGATAAGTTCTATCTCGGTATGGGCGTATTCTTGACCGGTGAGGGTCTGGCACTATTGGCCGTAACCCCATATTTGGCATTCGGTTTAGCACAGGTTGCATTCGGATTGTATGTTATCTTTACAAATAACAGTATTTATAGATTATATAAAAGGTTATAGATAATGGGAGAATTGATTATTTGTAAAATATGTGGTAAACCTGGGTCTTTGGGAACAATAAATCTAATAACTGGTCTTTGTGATGCATGTCACTATAGATCATTATTTGAAACAGGTAAGGAATAATCATGCCAGTTGAATGTCCGTATTGCAATGGTGTAGGTGGTTCTTGCGTAAAGTGCAACGGTAAGGGATTCTGTGAATCAGCATTAGATGCAGCATTACGAAAAACACATAATTATAATAAACGAGATGCCATAATATGTTCAAAATGTAGGGGTAAGGGTGGTATAATGTGGCGCGATGGTGAGGTGAAAGATTGGGAAGTTTGCGATGAATGCGTGGGAACTGGAATAGAAGGGGATAAAGTTCTTTTTAAACGGGCCATTAAGTCTTGGGGTGAGGAAGCACAGATCAAGATGGCGATAGAGGAATGTGGTGAACTTATTGTGAAACTGGCAAAACTGGGGAGATTTAAGAATGGGAGTAATATCGATGATGTGATAGATGAAATTGCAGATGTTTCGATAATGATGGCACAGTTACGGATTATGTTTGGAGATAAGGCCGTAGATGAACGGAAACGGATTAAATTAGATAGATTACGAGTACGATTAGATGGTATATAATGAAATTGAATAAATTATTATCAAGAACACTGAATACCATTATAGTAATTCTACTTAAGCGTGATATTCAATGTAAAGTTCCATTTAGCACTATTTTTAATCATGGTGGCATCGGAGTAGTCGTACATAAGGATGTCATTCTCGGAGGACATTGTATCATTGGACACCAAGTTACCCTAGGATCGAGGAAGGGGGGTTCTCCAACAATTGGATGGGGTGTTTTGATCGGCCCTCATTCAAGTGTCACAGGTAGGGTCAGAATCGGTCACTGTAGCGTGATCGGTATAGGATCAATGGTATTCCATGATATTCCCCCATTTTCGCTTGTATATGGCAATCCGGCAAGAATTATAAAAAAACTAACCGAAAAGGAATATCGTACTATTCGTATGGGTAGAATATAGACAAAAATAATATAAACAATGAATAACATAATAGTAAACATTCGAGTTGACTTAATGACAGATGAGGAAAATCTAGAAAATTCTAAGGATGTCACTGATATTGTGAATCAGATACGAGTAAAGAATAATATTTATTTTAATAAGGATAAATTTATACCAAATACCTTGGCCGGTGATATCATATATGATAATTTTGACACCATGAATTTTACAGGTATTAATCGTGGATTTATTGTTATTAATTCGAAGGATTCGGAAATTTATAGATATAATGATGGGGTTTATCTTGATGATGGGGATCGATTTGTAAAAGCGGTTGCTCGACAGGTTCTTGGCGATAAGGCAACAAATCAAAGAATAACAGAAGTTGTTACTGCCGTAAAACAATTTATAGGTCTTTTAGTTGAACGAGAACAATTAAATAACTATTTAACACTTATAAATTTACAGAATGGGATTTACGATATTGAAACGGGAACTTTGTTACCGCACGATAAGAAATATTATTTTACCAATAAGATGAATATTATATATAATAAGGATGCACAGTGTCCGGCAATATTGAAATTTATGGGAGAAGTTCATAATAAAGAAGATATCGAAATAATTCAAGAATTATTTGGTTATTGCATGTATCCAAGTTATGAATATCATAAAATCTTTTTTTTAATAGGTAATGGTAGAAATGGAAAATCGACAGAACTTGGTATTATACGTTCATTTATTGGTAAAAAGAATATTTCATCTGCCACAATTCACGATCTTATTGAATCTGAATTCAATGCAGCACAACTTTTTGGTAAACTCGCAAATATTTCTGGTGATATTGGACTTGATATGGTTAAGGATACCGGAATTATCAAAAGATTATCCGGTGGAGATTCGATCATGGCACAATATAAATTTGGTCATCCATTCGAATTCATTAATTTTGCAAAACTTATTTATGCTTGTAATAATCCACCAGAAATTAAAGATACCAGTGATGCAATGTGGGGTCGTATGATTCATATCACGTTTCCAAATACTTTTCTTGATAATCAACCAGGAACAGACCCGAATATAATTGATAAATTAACAACAGAAAAAGAACTATCTGGTTTATTCAATTGGGCAATGATTGGATTAAAAAGATTAAAGGTAAATGGCAAATTTTCATATAATAAAACAGTAGAAGAAAATAGAATGGCATATGAGAGAAAAGCAGACCCGATTAAAGGATTCGTTCAAGACAATCTTGAATATCGTGAAGGTTCAACAGTTACAAGAAGCAATATGAGTCGTATCTATGCAGCTTGGTGTAAGGATCAAAAAATTGCAACGATAAATGATGTTTGGTTTTCACGAAAATTAAAAGATGCACTTCCTGGTTGTTATTCAATGAGAACGACAGTATCGGATGGTAATGATTCCGGTAGAATACATGTATATATGAATGTTGTAATAAAGAATGATAGTTACCAACAATCAGTATCAACAACTATTGGTAATTCACCGCAACAACAATTAGATTTTTACGAATCATTATCTGATCGCATAAAAAATTTAATTACATGTATTGAAATGCATGGAGAACCGATGACAATCGGAGAACTTGTACTTGAAGGATTTGATATCGAATTTATACATAAATGTATTGATCAGGGAATAATAACAAAAAATCCAGATGAAACCATAAGGGTGTGTTAACTTTGGTGTATAAGAAAGAGAGCATAAAAATTCAATGTGGATGGGAAGATTTGTGTAAATGTAAATCATGTTTAAATTGCAAACGATATGTTTACCTAACAAATAAAAAAATTTCATTGGCAATTGCGACTTCTATTGAAGATTTTGGAACAGTTGATTTAGATTCGTGGGGAAAGGAACACCCCAATCAAAGAGCATTGCAACAAGATGTTATGTGTAAGATGATGAAAAAAATAATATGGGAGAAAAAAGGCAGATGGAAAAGGAAATTGATGGCAATCTTCCAGTTCTAATTAAATGCCCATATTGTCATTTAAATCACTATGCCATATGGGAATGGAATGGAATAAAAATTTACCAATGCAGAGAATGTTTCGAAACATATATTGAGAGTGAATTATGCCATTAAATGGACAAAGACGCAAATGCCCGATATGCGGAAGATGGATAACCGGATCATTTGAGTATTGGAAAAAGGATGAAGAAATTCTTTGTGGTTGTATTTGGTGTAAACAACAGTCTATTGAAGGTCCAAAATTAGGATGGTCTATTAGAAAATGTCCAATGTGTGGAAAACGAGAACCACGACAAAAATGCTGGTTAGATGGTAAAAAAATACTATTTGGATGTATTTATTGTCATATGAACTATAAAAAAGAGAAATTTAACCAACAAACTGAAAATTCGGATTCTGATGATATTCTATAGGAGAAATCCTTATATAGTAGAAATGATATAATAGATACAATAGGAGAATAAAATGACAAATTGCTTATCTTGTTCAAATTATATGGAAAAAAAACTTCCCGATGGTACAATAATTCATCGTTGTGTATTAGAAAAATGCGTTAAGGAAGGTAAATAATGGATGATAGACAAGAATATGAATCGGTGTTCCAAATGTGGAGGAATTATGATATGGAACAAAAATACCCTATTGTGCATAATTTGCGATTCAAAATTACTGTGGGAATTGAACACACCGAATACTCGAAACGAGGAAAAAAAATGGGTAGATCGCAATCTTGGAGTATCGAAGAATGATCAAAAAAAAGAAAATTGAAATACATATAATAAATAAATTACATATTCCATTTATTTCATATCTTGAAAATATATTGAAAGATAATAATATTGAATATTCTATTGTAATTGATACACGAAAATATAATAGGGGATATCCGTATATAACAGTTGATAATAGAATTACCTGCATAAAACGAGTAATCCTTCAAAAAAGAGAAGGCGATATATAATGATAGAACGTCAAATATATTTCGATCTGGACTTAAATGAGGTTGCAATCATATTACACATGTTTTTAAAAAAATTTGCAATAGGATACCGCACAATAAATTACCATGTTGAAGAAACAATATATTATGATATAAACGAGGAAGATACAGAACTTAAAACAATAGATAAATATACACTAATAATCATTGCTTCCAAAAACCCAATGACAAAAAAAGAACTAATTAAAGTTTTTGATGAAACGATTAAGAATAGCATTTCAGAAAGGAGTCGTATATAATATGGCCAGACGATCAAAAGAGGATATAGCACTAATAGAAAGTCTTATTAAAAAAATTATGTTGGAAGAAAATGAAACAAGTCCATCAAAAATTGGTATTATATTAAAAGAAAAATATAATAAAGATATTTCTAAACCAACATTACTTTCAATTGTTTCACGTTTTAAAGATAAAACAAGTCCATCCGATCTTGAATTGGAATATGAAGATCATCCTGAAATTAAAAAAATAAATGGTAGGATAACAATGATGGAAAAAGATTTCAAGGATGCCGGATCAGCATCAGATCGTTGTAAAATTAGTAGTCAGATTGATTCAGCACAGGAAAGTAAATTAAAAATGAAGAAAACTCTCCGAGAAATAGAAATTATCACGGCAAATAGTAATAAGGCACAATATATTATAAAATTCGGAGAACCAACAGTTGTTAAAACAATAAAACCAACTTTTAAAACAGGTGATGGTCAATCGACAATCGATGAACATGAAAAGAAAGAAGGTGAAGAAGATAAATAAAAATAAATTATTTGTTGGTACTGTAAAATTAAGAACCAGAATATGGTTTTATTTAACATGTTTAAGACCAGTAACAAAATATGAATTTTTAAATCTACAATTAAAATTAATAACAATAGTAGAAGGAATACAGGACAGTGATTTACAACACTATCAAACTGAAAAAGCAATAATAGATAAATTAAAAGAACTTGCAGATATTGTAACGGGTGATAATCATAAAAAACAATCAGATAAAAATAAAGATGAAAAACCGATGTATGGTTAAAGGAGTTGAAAAATATGAATTTGAGTGGATTTACGAAAGCAGAATTAATTCAGATGGCTATACAACATTGTAAACATAAACATTCTTATCTAACGCATCCAAATTGTTATATAACAGAAAAACGTGGTAAAAAGAAGATTGGATATTTCGATATTGAGTCTGGTGGACTTACCGCAAATTTTGATTATATGTTAACTTGGGTCATTAAAACTCGTGATAAAGAAGAATATCGAGAAGGTTGTATATCGGTATTGGATATCAATAATTATACATTGGATAAGAGAATATTAAAGGAATTAATAGAGGCATTAAAGGAATATGATCAAATTATCACATACTATGGAACCAAGTTTGATATACCATTTATTCGTACTCGTGCAATGATGCACAATCTAATTTTTTTACCATTTGGTGCATTGCAACATAAAGATTGTTATTATATGGTAAAAATGAAAATGAGATTGCATAGGAGTTCATTAGATTCTGCATGTGCTGCATTGGGAATACGAGGAAAGAATCATATTAAAGGAAATTATTGGATGAGAGCAAAATTAGGCGATCCGGTGGCCCTAGCATATGTTCTTGATCACAATCGAAAGGACTGTCAAATATTAGAAAAATTGCATAAAAAACTTGAAGGATTTGTTAAGGATCAAAGTAAATCAATATGAGGAATAATATGAAAGGATGTAAAAGATGTGGATTATTTATAGATAATTATTCCACATATTGTTCTGATTGCAAAATCATAATTCGTAGAGAAATACAAAAAAAATATCGTTTAAAACGATTAAATAGAAAAAAATTAGGCATTAAAATAAAAAGTAATGAAATTGGTAATCCAAAACAAGATAATGAAATATTAAAATTTTTAGATAAAAAAAGAAAAGAGGAAGATGAAAAATATAATAACCTCAATCTTCACTATAAGTGAGGATACATTTTTATATCCATAACAGTCAAATTGACCAGGCCTGGTATTATATGACTGAAATAGAAGAACTTATTTTAAAACGACCACGAGATTTCTTGCCTAAACAGAAACAGGTATTTGATTTAATCTTCATGGAAAATATAGGGGATAATGGAAAGGCAATGACAAACTATGGTTTATATAGCGGTGCTTTTGGTGCAGGGAAAACAATGTTACTAGCACATGTGGGAATTAAAGCATCATTAGATTATCCAGGTAGCATAGGATTTGTTGGATCATTAACATATAATCAGATTAGAGATGTGGTTTTTAGAAAATTTTGTACAGAAATAGATAAATATCAAGAAATTTTGAATGAGAATGATATACCAGTTAGATTGGCAACAATGACAATCTCACCAGGAAAGATGAATATAGTTTTTTATAATGGTTCAGAAATTTGGTTTCGATCCTGTGATAATGAAAGAAATCTTGCGGGTAAAGATTTGGATTGGTTCTGTTTGGATGAACCCATTGATCTACCAGAAGGTGTTATGACACAACTTATTGGTAGACTTCGAGGAGAAAATATGCCTTTCCACTTTGGTCTTTTAGCAACAAACCCTGGTGCAGAAAATCATTGGATTCATAAATATTTTTATAGGGATAAAAAACCAGGATATTTCGTAGTAGATACTAGCACATATGATAATATTTTAATTCCAAACCAAGAGGAATATATAAAGAGTATGGAATCTCGTTATGACTCCGATTGGGTTCGTAGATATCTTAAAGGACATTGGGGTGCATTCGCTGGTCAAATCTATAAGGTTTTTAATCAAGATAAACACGTTAGACCTATCAATGTAAAAAACTTTAATAATATAGATAGATATTTCGCAGGTGTTGATTGGGGTATTCGTGATCCGTGTTGCATTCTCGTTCTTATGCGAACAAAGGAAAATAATTTATTTATAATCGAAGAACACTATGAATCCGAAAGATCATCATTTGAGACTTCAAAATTAATTGCACAACTTCATAAAAAATATAATTTCACAAAAGTTTATTGTGATCCATCTGCTGCTGATTTGGTAAAACAATGTTTTGATCTTGGTGTTCCTATTGGTAGATTTGAAAATGGCGAAGTACATTCATATGCAAATAATGCAATATCTCCAGGAATAGCAAAATTACAATCTGCTTTTAAAAATAATAGGATAATGATCGATCCATCATGTATAAATCTTATTAGAAGTTTATTATCATATCGTTATAAGGGTGATGGTGAAACACCATTAAAAGATGACGATCATGCGGTAGATTCACTTCGTTATGCAGTTACAGATTATGATCCCATAATTGATGATACCGAATTCGGATGTGGTAAATGGTTAAGAAAGAGGATGTCATAATGACAATTGGAGATCGTATTGAAGAATTTGCAACAAAATATATCAGAAAAACAAAAGAACAAGAGAAACAAACAATCGAAGATGATCTCACACTTCCACCTGAATATGGATCAAGATATGATCAAGAATTAACACCAGAAAAACGAAGAAAATTAGCATTAGACTCCGCATTATTTATGAAGGGAACAATTAAGAAAAATTCAGATACTTTTCGTGCTTGGTTTTCATTAAAACGAGATGATGGTATAAAAGTTCCAAAAGAGGATTTGGATTTAGTTAAATCATTTGAACGAAGAAGCCAGATACGAAAAAAATTTAAAATAGCCGGAATATGTGCAGATATTTGGGGAGATGGTTATCTTCTAATTAAATTTTTAGAACCAGATACAAAAGGAAAATTAAAAACAGAAATACCGGAAGGTGCAGAACCTCTTGATATTATTGTATTAAATCCAGAAAACATTATAGAAGTATACTATCCAGATGGTAAAGATAGTCAAATGTATTATCATTATTTCAATTCAAAAAAGGGAGAGGATTTTCCAATTCATCCAGATCGTCTACTTCATGTTAAAACAATCGATCTCCCGTTTACCCCATTTGGTGTATCAAAGGTAGACATACTTCGTAATATTCTTATTTCAAGTGCTGATATCGATATAGCAACCGGTGAGATTCTGAAATGGTTTTCACATGGAACGCAAATATTAACCAAACAGGGTATGCAGAAATCGGAACGAAAGAAAGCACTAGAACTTTTAAAACAACATCCAAATTATTTTGCATTCTCAGAAAAATATGACTTAAAAGTAACAAATCCGGCATCAATAAATCCAACACCATTTTATGACCATATAACTGAGGCAATTTCTGCTGCATTGATTATACCCCGTCAGGTATTACTTGGAGTTGAAATTGGTCGTGTAACTGGTGCTGAAATAGGATTTGCTGATTATTATAGAGACATTAAAGATAATCAAGATTTGGTTTATACACCACTCATTCAAAAATTATATGATTTACTTGCAGTAGCATATTCCAGAGATTTTACAAAATATGATTTTGTTTGGGAAATTACATATATTGATGAAATGGCCGAAGCAGATTTACTTGGAAAACGGGTTGCTGCTGCCGTAAATGCCAGAAGTGCACAACAACCAATTATTTCAATAGAGGAAGCACGTAGAATGATATCAGAAGGTCAAATTGAATTAGACCCAAATAACATACCTGAATCAAAACCCATAGTAACACAAAATATTCCTCAATCACCAGATATTCCACCACCAAAACCACCGCATGAACCGCAACCTCCGACACCACCAGATAGATTAGTAAAACCAGTTACTCGAGAACAAGAAAAACAAGAGATTAATGAATCAGTAACAGAAACATTAGAACACGATCAACAAGAAAATTGGAGACAAGAAATGATCGATTCATATAAAGAAATGAGAGAAGTAATCGCAAAAAAAGAACGCAAACTCGGTGAGGAAATTCTCGCCGAACAAGAAAAGAAATCAAATAAAGAGGAATAATTAAATGGTATTTGTTACTAGCGTTGGTGTTGAAGAATTGCTAACATTCTTAAAAGAAATAACGAGTGAAAAAAAAGTAGATCAGGTTGCACAGAAAATTGCACAAAAAACCGCACAGATAGCATATAAATTAGCACCAGAGGATACCGAAAAAATGGAAAGTAATATTAGAGTTATTAAAATTGGAGAAGGTAATTACGAAGTAGTTTGTGATATACCATATGCTGTTTATAATGAATTTGGAACTTATTGTATGCCGGTAGGATCGGAAGAAAATCCATTGAGTATAACAAGCACAAGTGGTAAGAGGGCATATCGGCCATTTATGAGACCAGCAACCTATCAGGTATTATCAGAATTAGAATCAATAATTAATAGTACATTTTTTGGAAGTATTGTAGCAAAGGAGATGTAAAAATGGAAGAATATAATCTTTGTGGTAGACCAGGAAAATGTTGTCCTGTATTTAAAAAAGAAGGCCGGAAATATTCAATCAGTGACAAAGGACAAAAAGTTTATTTCACGAAAGGTCAATTAAATGTTTTCGTGGATGCAGTAAAACAGTTGGTGAAATAAATGGCACATAAAAAGAAAGTTTTGGAGATAGCACCACAAGAAAATAAAATTGATATTAATCCATTTACGACACAGGATGGAGAAAAATTACAAGAAATGGTTAATCTTAATAATACCTATTCAACACTATTGAAACAACAGGCACAATATGATGCAGCAATATTCATATTAAAAGTACGTAGAGATCAGGTCGTTAAGGGAACATTAAAATTACCAGTTATGATACAGGTAACTAGAACACTTTCATATGCAGAGGCAGATAAGGATAAAGTATTAAAACACGTTGATGATGAAATTAAAGGACTCGAAGTTGCTAAACAGGGAATTACAGGAACATTAGAATATAGAAGGGATGCCTTTGTTGAATCATTACTTCGTATTTCAAAATTGCTAAATGAAAAAACAAAACCATTTGAAATAAAAAAGATCGTTGGTATTAGAACTGGATCGAAAGATGTTGACGAATCAGAAATAAAAGTCGTGGAAAAAGAACTTGATCAATTAGTAAAACAGGAAAAGTCATAGATATGGAAATTATTTTAAGTGAAGCAGATAAAAGAATTGTTAAATGGACAATATATCTACTGAGAAAAAAACTCGGCGAATCAGCAAGTTCAAAAGCAATTCACGATGATATGCAAAATTGTGGAAATCTAGGAATTAAAACTGTTTCTGATATAATCATCGATGCATCAGAATTCATAAAATGTGATCATCAAAAAAGAATAGTCACCGATTTAAGCGAATTGGGTATTTGGATATGTTATAAGGATACGGCCTATCGTGATATATTCTTTTATATCCTTGACGAAATATGTAAAAATTCTGATAAAATACGAAAACAAATAAAACCATATGTTAAACAACCGGATCAATGGCATGTAAATAATTGGATGAATTCAAAAGAAATAACAAAAAAAGAAATCGCAGAAGGAAAAATTCCAATGGGTTCTGTATCATTAGCAGAATCAGTCCATGTTCCAAAAATTCAAGCAGAACGATTTAAAAAACTTGCAAGAAAATAGGGGGTATTAAATGCCGACACCAGATAAGGGAGAGGAAAAGGATAAATATATTTCACGTTGTATTCCAATTGTAATTAGTGAAGGAACTGCAAAAGATAGTTCTCAGGCAGCAGCAATTTGCCATTCGATGTGGGAACAACATCAAAAGAAAACCGAGTCAGAAAAAAAAGACGAACTAAAAGAATATACATTCGAATGTTCATTACAAATTGTAGAAATGAATGCACCATTGACACCAATATTGACAACTGATTCAACATCCGTAATACCAAAAGAGGGATGGGTAACTTTCAAAGCCATTGCAGTAGTTGGAGATAGAATGATGAAAAATGTTTATGTTCCATATGAATCATTGAAAAAAACAATTTCATTATGGAACGGAACATATCACGATCTTAATCACATGGGAACATCATATCCTGATACGACATATCCATTTAAACGTCAGAATATTGATTATATTGTTGGTTATCAAAATAATGCGATAGCAAATGATCAAACAAAAGAAATTTCTATGGATGTGAATATAAATAAAAATTCACCGAAATATGAATCATGGAAATCTTTTATTGATATTAATAAAGAAGCCAATAAGATACCAAATGTTAGTATGTCAATAATAGCTAGATCAAAACGGGTTAGGGCAAAAGATTTAAATTTCAATGCCGAATCATATGGATTCAAGGATGATGATATGATTGATTGTTTATATGATATTTACCCGAAGGCACTCACAACCTGTATCGAAGGAGAATGCAATAGTACAAAGGGTTGCGGTCTTGCTATCAACCATGAGTGTAAAGATGGAAAATGTGAAAACAAATGTAATGAGAAAATTTCCGTTAGCGGTGCTGATGAGAAATGTGATTGCAAAGATGCAGAACGACTTGCATATTTGAAGAAACGAATAAATAAAATTAAGGAGGAAAAATAATGAGTAATGAGGAATTGAACAAGGCAGAGGAAGAACTACTCGCTTTGACTAAAGCAAAGGCAGATAAATTAAAATCAGAGATGGCCGAATCTGTTCGTATTGAAGCAGAAAA